CACAACTCCAGGTAGTGTAGTGAAAAATAATGCTTGATAATATAATTTATGGGATTATAAATGATAGAAAAAACAAAAAGGAGAAAGAAAAAATGAGTAAATTAACAAACAAAGAAAAAAGAAAACTTTATTTGATAGGTTACAAGTCAGTAAGAAAAAATAGACCTACTCAAGATGAACACGATTTAAAAATGGTTAAAAAGATTAAAGAGTGTTCAAGAGGTGGTAAAATTGCAGTTGGTGTAACTAGTCAATATTTTTATGATAGTTACGATTATAATGTTGAGGGTTATAATGATGAAAGAATTTATTATATTCCATCTCATTATACTGCTTACAGACATTTATACAAAGATGTTATGGATGGTGCTGATTGTCCAACTAGTGTGAGAATAATTGAGGAGAAAGTATGAAAAACAAAAAAGTAACACATAAACAAGTTTGTAAATTTACAGAAAAATTTGATAATCAATGTTCAGATAGTTGGTTAACAGATATTTTGAATAATGAGGTTAATATAAAGAAGTTAATCAATGTTATTCAAAATTTAAATAAACACGATAATATTAACTTTATATTTAAAAAAAACACAGATCTTGCAAAGTGGAACAAAGAAAAACAAATATATGAATAATAATAAAAACTTACCAACTCAAGATAATGTAAAAAGGCTCATGGAACAAACCTTGAGAAATATCTTGAGTTGTGTAGGTGGAGTGTACTATAATAAATATAAGTTAAGGTTAGAAAGGAAGAAAAAAAGAAAGGAACTAAAATGAAAATTAAATTAAGAAAAAAATTTGGTAGTGGTGCAGTGTTTGATTTTGATTGGAAAATTACAATTATTGATAAAACTAAAAGACCATACAGAAAAAAAACTTTAACAAGAACTGACATAATAGGAAATGATATGAAAGGTGCAGTATCTACTATTGATGATTATATAGAATATCATCATTGTGTTGGGGGTGGGGTTTATGAAAACAGATAAAAAAGAAAGGAAATAAAATGATAGACTATAATTTAATCTTGTATATCGGTCTGTTCTTATTAGTATTTGGATTTATCTTGTTTGTGGTGTCGGAGATAAGGATTACACAGATAGACAAAGAGTTGTTTAGACAAGAACAGTTACATAAATCGTTCATGAAAGCTAAAAAGGAGGGAAGATGAAAAAATATAAAATTTTAATTATATTTTATAATGGTGAACAAATAATTCATGGCAAATATGATAGTATTAAAAATGCTAAAAAATTTGTTAAGTGGTATAAAAGTGGTGATGTAGAAAATGTTAAACAAATAAAGATAATATAAAAAGAGGAGGAAAGATGAACATATTAGACTTAATTGGAATAATTATTTTATTCTTATTGGTGGTGGTTGGAACTATTGTGTTTATAGTATCTAGTATTGCCACTAAAAAAATTAGTAAAGAATTTTCTAAATTTAGGGGGCAAGATGAAAATAAATCATAAGAAGGTAAAACAATTAAAATCTTTCAATGGTGTCAAGTTACGAGGAAACGAAACCTTCGATGAGTTACTTGCTATCGAAAAAAAGAATATGTTGAAAGGTGTAACAATATGTAAAGCCAAGAATTGTGATGCAACTTTATATAAAAATCAAAGTCAAATTAATCCCCAATATTGTTGGGAGTGTGTTTAGAAAGGAGGGAAAATGCAAACAGAAAATAAAATTTTTACAGATGAAGAGATTTTAAAAGCTTTTAATAATCTTAAAGATATTATTGAGTCTCAAAAAGAACTAAATCATATCATTAATAAAAGACTTACAAATTTAGAAAAATTTACTTTGGAAAAAAAGTAAAGTTATTAGGGGGTGTTTTGCTCCTACACCCCTAATAATCTTTAATATAACCTTGAGGTAATATCAATTTTTCCTCTGTATTAGGTTTTAAAACTACCCTTATCGATGTATCTTTTGGATTATTGCTTTCATGCACTTCAATTCTTTTAATCTCCTCTAAATAACCTTTAGAAGTCATGATGTAAATTCTAGCATTACTTACAGCATTACCTCTCATACCATTAGATCCTTCGGTAAATTTATCTAAATATTCTTGTAAATGTTTAACGTACATTAGTTAATTCCTTCGTATGCTTTCATTGTTGACTTTATAGGAGAGTTACCTTAAATTGTCAACTTATGGGTGTACCAAAAAGATTAACTGAAATGCAACAAAGATTTGCAGAATTCCTGGTTTTCGGTGATGAAAATGGTCCTGTTACAAAAACAGAGGCAGCACTTAAGGCAGGTTATTCACCAAAAAGAGCTAGACAAGAAGGTTCAGAGCTTACCAACCCAAGATTGTCTCCGCTTGTAGTGAAACATATCGGAGAGCTAAAAGAAGAAAGATTAAGAAAACATGAAGTAACTTATGAAGGCCATGTTGCAGAACTTGCAAGATTACGAGAGGCAGCATTAAAGAAAGGATCATTTTCATCGGCAGTTAATGCGGAAGCTAATAGAGGAAAAGCTGCAGGATTATATATTGATAGAAAAATAATTAAAACTGGTAAGCTTGAAGACTTATCAGAGAAAGAATTAGAAAATAAAATGAAACAAATTTTAGAAGATTACGAACCACTTCTTAATGCAAAACAAATAGAAGGTGAAGTTATAACTTCTGAATCTTCTTCACCCACTGACGAGGTATCATCGTCCGATCCCCAAAAGTAATACCATCTTCATCTTTGTCGTATGATGCAAATAACTTTATAGACTTATCATCTTTAGAATATAACCAACCTTCATTAACCGGTCTTGCTAGTTTCATCTTATCAAATTCTTTATCAGTAGCCCAGCCAGAGTCACTGACACAATCGATCCACTCCACTCTGACTCTCGGATAAGGTATCTCGGGAGCACTTTCAGTTGCAATTCTTTTTCGTCTTTTCCTAGGCATGTATAGGTTTATATCACAGATTGTTTTATTTAAAATATCGTTCGTGCGCGCGATAGCGATTTTGTATTGGTACATATTAATGTGTACCAAAAAACAAAAAGTGTACCATAATTTGTCCCATAAAACGCTATATTTTATGCTGAAAAACTATCAAAAGTACACAAAGTACACTTTATTTCATGAAATAAAAAAATTTTTTTTAAATCTGTAAAATAATACTATAGTATTGTTTTATCTGTCTCTTTTTTGCCATAATATTTCCTCATTATAGACAATTTATCCTCTGACTCTGCAATAATCTGTAACAATTTATCTATTTCACCAGTAATATCTATATGTTCTGGTATAATTATATTATTTTCATTGAAAGAATTGATTTTATACAGAGAATCCTCAATTATTGCCTCATACTTCTTAAAAAGTGCTCTAAAAAGTGCATCATTCATCTTTCCACTCCTTTATTTCTGTTTTTCCATCCTCGTCTACATAAATAATCCATGACTTTTCGCCATCAAAATAATAACCATCTACATCCCATTTCTTATTCATTATAGCTTCCTTTCTAGCTCTTTTAGATATTCTTCGTTTTCTTTTTCTGTGTTGTGTTGTTCTTTCTCATCAAATTTTAGGTCATGATACATGTCCAATCTCTTCAAAAACTTATGTTTATATTGCCTTAATTCATGGTCCGTGATTATAAATTCTTGATAATATAGGTCAGGAGTACACATCATAATCACACCTTGACGGATCTCGGACCCGTGAACATGGTCGTGAGCCATGGCATATGCAGCAATCTGTAAATAGTAATCTTCAATCCATTCTTTACGTTTAGGTCTATTGGATTGTTTAAAGTCTACAATAGATTCTTTCCCATTATGTAAGCAAACCAAGTCAGTAGACCCAGCATATAGCCCAGGATAATACAACGTGACTTCCGAGCCGTAATATTCTTCCACCGGTGCAAGACCCATCTCAATAACTTTTTGGGCCATGGGACTCGCCTGCCGTCCGAGTTCTGTAAGATCATCGTAGCCAACGCCCGTGACATAAGCTTCGAGGAATTTGTGCATGGAAGTCCCCCTCCTACTACTAAGATTTTTAATTCGTTCTGCTTCTGCTTCTCCAACTTTGGCCTTCCAGTCTTTTAAAAATTGTTGATCTTTGGTCGCCCCTAATATCGTAGTAACTGACGGAAGTCTAGAACCATTTACATCATAGGTCCTTGTTCCGTGGTCATCGATTTGTGTACCCTTAACATAGGAGTATTTATCACTAAATTTTATAGGTTTACCTATATTATGGTATTCCTGAATATCTTTATCGTCCATCATTTGTCATTATCCATCGTAGAGCTGTAGTCGTAGGGTCAAAGCTATCAAACTTCGCACTACATCCAACTAAAAATACAAAACTAATTATCATTATTA